ATCATCTCATCCACCATCTACCCGAGGAGCGGATCATCTCAAATGACGACATCACGTTCGAGCCTAACGCACTCGAGGTGATGGGTAACACCCCGGGAGATCTTGTCTTTGGTTACGGATACAGCTGTTACCTTATCCGTGACAGTGCCATCGAGAAGATCGGTTGGTTTGACCAAGACATTAGCCCTGGGTACGCATACTGGGAAGACATCGATTACGACATGCGTATTCGTAAGGCCATCAACGATGGCATCGACTTCAAGCATGTGAACGCCGCGTGCACGTTGCATCACGGCGGTAGCAAGACAAATGATGTTGCAACGGCCGCGGAGATTCAAGATCACCATCGGAAGTTCGAGATTGCGAAGTATAACATCATTCGGAAATACTCGCATCTTCCGTTCGACCAGCAACATCCGGCGATTCAACCGCACTTACGTGCGATGGGCGTTGACCGATAGTGAAACGAAAGGAGGTGAGGGCAGATGTTGAGATTGAGTGATTCGATCATCTATGTGGATACACATGGCACCGCACACGGTGCTGTGTTGACCACGATCTGGGGTAACCCGTATCACGAGGCGAAGAAAGACGCGCACGGGAATATCTTAGAGACGAATGATCCGGCGCCGACGGTGAATCTCGTATTCACCTCGGGTGATGAAGACCGTCGTGATAACGGCGGTTCAGGACGACAGATTGAACGGAGTTCATCGGTCGTTCATATGAGTTGTCAGAACGTGTTTGGGAACTACTGGCGACGCATCGACGAGACGGGTAAAGAGACAGAGAAGTAGTTAAGCATCATGGTGGAACCACGGGAACCTAACCAGAGATGTAGGGGTGAGTGATGAAACGAATGTTGTGGGTCGGAGACGCGGGTTGTCCAACTGGGTTTGCACGAGCAACTCATGAGATCCTGGATGTGTTACGCTTGCATTATCAAGTGAGTGTCTTGGGCATCAACTACAGGGGTGACCCTCACGATTATCCGTATCCCATGTATGCGGCTGCGGTAGCAGGTGATGGGATGGGTCTAGGTCGATTGATCTGGATGTGTGACACGGTGAAGCCTGATGTCATCGTCATTCAGAACGATCCCTGGAACATTCCCGCATATCTTCAGGTGCTTCAAGATTTTGAATCATACAAGAATGTTCCCGTTGTGGCTGCGATTGCGGTCGACGGTAAGAACATTCCCGCGCGTAGCCTTAACGGTCTCGCACTCGCAATCTTCTGGACTCAGTTTGCACTCGATGAGGCACGTGCCGCCGGATATTCTGGTCCTGGATGTGTGATCCCGTTAGGTGTGAATCGTAACGTTTACTTTCCTGACTCAAAGAGTGACGCTCGTCTGCGTCGACTCGGTGATCATCAGTTTTATCAAGATGCGTTCATCGTTGGTAACGTCAACCGAAACCAACCGCGAAAGCGTTGGGACCTGACCATCAAGTACTTCGCTAACTGGGTGAAGTCTAACGACTTGAAAGATGCGTTGTTGTATCTTCACGTGGCGCCTACGGGTGACCTTGGTGTGAAGGTCAAACAACTGATGAACTACTACGGGATCTTGAAACATCTTCTCTTGGTCGAACCTGCGGTCTTTTACGGTGTGAGCGAGGAAGAGATGCGCGACACCTACAACCTGCTTGATGTTTTTATCAACACCGGGCAAGGTGAGGGATTTGGCCTGACCGCGATCGAGGCGATGGCGTGTCAGGTGCCGGTCGTCGCAGGTGATTGGTCTGGTCTCGGTGACTGGGGCAAGGATGCTATTGACTTAGTTCCTTGCACCACGACGGCTATCGGTCCGCCATACATCAACGTCATTGGTGGGGTTCCAGACGAGACACAGTTCATCGCTGAACTCGACAGACTTTATCGTGACAAGGACTATCGACAGCAGTGGAGTGACGCCGGCTTCAAACGAAGTCAGGAAGATCGCTTCACATGGTCGAACATCGGGCAGGCGTATGTGGAGAACATCGGTCACGTGTTGACCGATACTTCACAGCTTGCCGAGACACGGTAATGCCAGGACGTGTCCGGGGAGTAGGCGACATGGTCGCTAAGATCAAAGCGTTTCAGCAACGCTTTCCGGATCACGTCATCCGTGCGCTACGAGTTGAGGCAGAGATCGAGGCGACCGAGGCAAAGAAACGTGCACCCGTGTACTCAGGAAAGATCGGACCCGGTTATCCGATCCCTGGTGTGTTGAGAGCGTCGATTCACGTTGAGGGACCTTTTCGCGAGGGACGTCGTATCTGGGCTGAAGTTGTCGCAGGTGGTGCAGCCGGTGCGTATGCTATTCGACAGCATGAGGAGCTTGATTGGTTTCACAAGATCGGACAGGCAAAGTACATCGAGTCTGTGATCATGGAATCACGTCAGTTCATGGCGATGCGTTTAGCGGCTCGCATTAAAGCGAGTGTAAGGAATACGTAACATGTTCTTAGACGAACTCATAAGTGTCTTTGTGAACGCGGGAGTCGGTACGTTTCCCGGTAACATCTTTGCGTCTAGCAAGGCTCAGTTGCCGAACACTGACGGACCATTTCTGACGTTGTCCGAAACGAGCGGCTCTGGCCCCGAAGGCACCCATAACTCAACTCAGCTTCCAGCATACGTTCGACCCAACGCGCAGATCGTCGCGCGGGCAAAATCATATCCGGTCGCACGCAACATGGCCGAGGCGGCGTTTGCGGCGGTGTATCCGGTTCGTAATCAGTTAGTGGCAGGTGTGTGGTGGCGCCAGGTCGTGTGTCTCCAGAACCCTTTTGATCTTGGCTCCGATGATGTGGGGCGAGTGCAAGTTGTGTTTAACATTCAAGTAACCCGGCGGCCCAACGCCGCTATGAGCCAGTGAGGAGCTTTCAATGAGCAATGCAGTTTCGTCTACGGGAATTTTGGTTCAGCGGGCACCACTTGCAAGCCCGGCGGCGTTTGTCACGATCGCCGAAATCACCGAGGTGACACCGGGCGGCAAGAGCCGCAACAAGATCGAAACGTCGACGCACAACGAAGGAACTGAGAGTCACATCCTCGGTATCCTCCGTCAGTCCGATCCTGGCCTGAAGATCAACCTCATCGGAAGCGGTGAGGTTACACACGCGTTGCTGAGCAGCGACATCGACAACAACATCAAGGCGAACTGGAAGGTTCTGTTCCCGTCTGGGTTGTCGCGAGTGGGTAACGGTTACGTGCAGCAGTTCATGCTCGACCCGGCACCGGTTGACGGTAAGCAGGGTGCGACCATCACGCTAACGTGGGCGGGAACGGTCACCGAGAACATCGGTTAAAGGTGACGCTCGAGGCACTTGAAAAACGATACGGGCCGGCATTAGGCCGGTCCGTATCTGAAAGTGAGGTGTTTGGACTAGACGTCTTTTTGCAGTCAGTGTTGTTACAACTGAGAGTCGCTAATCTCCAGATTGCGATGCTTAAACTCGAACTAGAACGGGGCAAACTCATGGCAGAAGAAATCAAGGAACACAAGCAGTTGTCCATCGACGAGATGATGGCTGCGCCCGACACGAGGTTTCACACGGAGTTCGTGCCGGAGTGGGGAGGAAGCGTAAAGTTCGGTTCCATTGACGCCGGGTCAATGATCGACTTCGTAGGAGATGGCCAGGACGACAATCGCTCCTCGATGTTGAGCTTACTGGTGCGTAGCCTTATCAATCCAGACGGCTCACGTATCCCCAAAGAAGATATCGAGCGTCGTGTTGAAGACTTCAAGAAGAAAGACGTCACAGTTGTTAATCGACTGCTCGACGTTGCTCTTGATCTCAACGGTGTTCGTGTGAAGAAAGTAGAACTAAAAAACGTCTTGGGCGAAGCGCAGATCGCCGCTTCGCCCACCGCCTAGCGCATGAACGAGGTTGGGTGAATGTCGATGCGATGCTTCGTAGCATCGACACTCATCAGTTTAATGAGATAAAAGCAGTAGCAGAACTTGAGCCGTTCGGAGAAGATAGGATGGATATTCGGTTCGCCATTCTGGCTTCGGTGGTCGCAGGTGTTGCTGGTGCAAAAGGTGTAGATGGAAAACCATACACGGCTGAACATTTTCTACGTGCCATTCGTTTTGATCCTGACCCACAGCCTGTTGCTGAGGTTAAGCAGACGATCGAGCAACAGACGATGATGTTAAACGCGTGGATGGATGGGGCGAATAAAGTCTACGCTGAGAGTAAAGGACACAAGAGATGAGTCTTCTTGATGTTGGAACTTTATCAGGAACGATCGAGCTAGATGATCGTCTCACATCACAGCTCAACATCGTTACGAACCGAGTCACAAAGTTTGCCTCAGACTTTGCTGAATCGCTGGGTCCACTTGCAATTGGTGTGGGCGCCGTCGGAACGGCGATCCTTGGCCTCGGTGCGTCGATCGTTACTCTTGGTGTAAAGGGTAGCGAGATCAACGACGTCACCGAGGGTTTTGATCGTCTCGCTGGCAGTGTAGAAAATGCCAACGACATCATGAAAGAAATGCGTGAGGGTGTGGTCGGTACTGTGACCGACTTTGCTCTCATGGAGCGCGCCAATCGGTTGCTAGCCGCAGGTGTGAAGGCTAACGCTGATGACTTTGGTGTGTTAACATCTGCATCAAAAGTTCTAGCGAATGAGGGCTTTGGTAATCTGAATACGATCATGACGCAGGTCGACCGTGCGATGATGACCGGACAGATTACTCGTCTAGGACGTATCGGCATTACCGTTGACTTGAAAAAAGCCGAGCTCGATTACGCGACCTCACTCGGTAAGACGACGGCTGAACTCACAAACAATCAATCACTTGAAGCCAAACGCATGGCTCTTCTTGAAGCGACACGAAAGATTGTGGCTGATGCGGGTGAGATTCAACTTTCGTTTGCCGATCGTATCAATCAAGTGTCAACCGCTGTTAAGAACTGGGTGAACAACCTCGAGAGTGCGATCGCAAAATCGTCGAGTGTGAACAATGCTTTCATTGCAATTGAGAAGGCTATTCGCTCAGCGTTTGGTGGCAGTAGTCAGACGGTAATGGAGTTTGTCATCAAGTGGGTCAACCGTTTTGCTGACGCTGTTTCCACATATGGTCCTCCGATTATCAAGGCGATCGGACAGATCAAAGATTTCATTAGTGCCACGATTACAACAGTCACGAATGCGTGGAACGCCATTCCTGATTGGCTCAAGAACATTGCACGTGATGCCGCACTCGCAACTGCAGCGGCGATACTAACAGGAAAGGCCATTTCAACCATTCAAGGTTCGATGGAAGTCTTTTCAGGTCAGAAGCGTGAAGGAGGAATGAGTAGTCTCATCGACGGTTGGGGTAAGCTTTCAAGTATGATCGGCAATACTGCAAAGCTGTTCGACCCAAAAACATTTGAAGGTTTCTTTAATAAGTTTACGGCAGGACGAGCTGCTGTGAATAACTTTGCCTCTTCACTTTCTGCAGCGGCCGGTTCTTCAGCTACGTTTTTTGCACAACTTGGAACAGGTGTGGTTGTCGGAGCTTCTGCAGTTGCCGTGATTACCGCAGGCTATCAGGCATTTAAGTTGTGGCAAGAAAACGCCGAACGCGCCGCGAGCGCCGCGAAGCAAGTTGTATTCGACCAAGCTAACCTTGAGCGCATCAATACCGCGCTAGGCACATCTTACAAGACGATTGACGAAGCTTCACGTGCCTTCGCTGAAAATCTAAAGTTACATCCACCGATCATCAAGACGTTGACGGAAGCTGAAAAGCTGTTGAAAGATGAACAAGAAGCTCACGATGCCATTGTGAATAAGCTTGTGAACTCGCTCTCTGCTGCAGCTGGAACGATTGATGTCACGAGTGAAGCTCTTGAAAAATTGACATTACGTCAGAAGCTGTCGGTCGAAGCTCAAGCGATGATCATCCCGTTGCTTGACCAACACATCGCACGAAACATCGCACTCACAGAGTCTGAAAAGCAATACTACGAGGTCGTCACCGCAAGTCGCATTAACATCGAGGCAAAGAACGTTCGTGCCTTAGAGGCTCAAAAGATAACTGAAGAACAGCTTCAGACCCTTCGTAATTTGGGTATGGCTGAAACAGAGATCGCACAACGTTTGGGCACAACTGTTAACGCGTTGAAAACCTACACAGAGATGATGAAGCAAGCTAACGATCTTACGAAGACGCTTGCTAAAAATGAACTTGCTCTCACTGGAACGGCACATGAACAGCGCGTTGCACAATACAAGAATGAATATGACGAGGCTGTAAAGTTACTCGATATGCGGTTTGAAAAGAGCCGTGAGATTGAGAAAAAGCTTGCAGAACTTCGTGATTCACGAATTGCAAATGACGGCGCTGACATCGCTGAACAGTTAGGCAAATCACGAGAAGCAGCACAAGAAAATGTTCTTATCGCTGAACATGAGTTTGAACTCATGATACGCAGCGGAAAGACTTTCAATCAAGAAGTCTGGGATGCTGCACGTCAGAAGATCTTTGACGCACGTGATGCCGTCCATGGTCTTGGTGGAGAAATTACTAAGACGATGGAAGAAGGTAAAGACGCAGCCCAAGAATTCTTTGAGCAAGTTGACAAGCTTCGTAAGGCAGAAGCTGAGGCTCGCGAGGCTCGTCGTACCGCATCTATGTCAATGACTATCCAAGGTCTTACCAAAACTGAAATAGGTCGCATGCGAGAAGATATGAAATTTGGTGGTCGCATGGGATCTAAGAGTGATGATGCGATCTGGAAAAAGTTGAGTGCACTTGAAGATGAAGAGGGAACTTACGCACCAAGGTCGGCTTCTGATTACACGTTTATGATTAGTCAGCAAGCGTTGCTGGCACAATTACGAATGTGGGCCGCCGATAAGGAACGTCCACCTGGCTTAGCCAAGGGTGGTCTCGTTATGGTTGGTGAGGAAGGTCCTGAGGCTGTTCGTCTTCCGTTTGGAAGTCAAGTCTTTCCAAACGGTGTCGATCCTCGAGGAGGTGGTGCGATCACAAATCACTTCTATGTGAACGGTACGGCTGAGGAAAGTGCACGAAAGATCAGTACGATTCTCATACGTGATCTTAAGGCCACACGTCAATTTAGCTTAAATTGAGATGAAGAAACTTTTGTGGGTTGGTGACGCTGCGTGTGATACGGGATTTGCTCGTGTCAGTCATGCTGTGCTTGAAACGTTAATGAAGCACTGGAAGATAGTAGTGCTTGGCATTAACTATAAGGGGAACCCACATTCATATCCATACCCAATCTACCCATGTTACCCGGGTGGTGATCAATTTGGTGTAGGACGTGTTAAAGAGATCGCCGAACGTGAGAACGTCGATCTAATCGTGATTCAAAATGATGTGTGGAACATATCACCATATCTCAAGGAGCTTAACTGTAAGTTCCCGGTGGTAGGTGTCTTACCAGTTGACGGAAAGAACTGTAAGGGAGTTCTCATTAATCAACTTCAATTAGGCATCTTTTGGACTCAGTTTGGCTTATGCGAGGCGAAGTCTGGTGGGTTCACCTCGGCTGGAACGGTTATCCCGTTGGGTGTTAACCTCAACACATTTAAGAAACTTGATAAAAAGATCTGTCGAAAGAATGTGTTACCGAGTCGTTTCACTAACGGTCGATCACCTCAAGATGCATTCATTATCGGTAATGTCAATCGGAATCAACCGAGAAAACGACTTGACCTAACGATCTCATTCTTTGCGGAGTGGATTAAGAAGTACGATAACAAAGATGCGTACCTCTTACTGCACGTCGCACCAACTGGAGACCCGTGTTTTGATTTACGTCAACTTGCGACTTACTATGGCATTGCCGACCGCATCATCTTGTCTGGTTTTGATAAGAGCTATGAGACGTATGCGCTAGCACAACTTTATAACATCTTTGACATCGGATTGACAACGACACAAGGTGAAGGTTGGGGTCTAACTACGATGGAAGGAATGGCATGTGGTGTGCCACATGTTGTGCCTGAGTGGTCGGCGTTAGCAGAGTGGGCTAAGGACGCGACAGAACAAGTGCCTTGTTCTGAAATTGCGGTGACACTTAATCGTATTAATGCGATAGGTGCGGTGCCTGACCGTGACAAGATGATCGTTTCAATTCAAGCACTTTACGAATCAAAGCAACGACGTGAAGAACTTTCAGATCGAGGTTTGGCTCTAGTGAGTGAACCCAGATACTCATGGGCTGATATCGGTGAAAAATTTATCACTTCACTTGAGGCTGTGTAATGGTTCACTTCAAGTTTACAGAGCTTAACATCAGCGGTGGCGACGCTGGCAGTGTCAGGTTCCAAGATGTTGCGTACTCGCCGGAATTGGGAGTCTGGGTTGCTGTAGGCTCCTTAGGCACTCCGGCCAACACATGTATGCGGTCTACGGACGGTATCAACTGGACGTTCCACAGCGTGCCGGTCGCTGCTAGTAATATCGTGTGGGCGCCCGGATTAGGTAAGTTCGTGTCGTTCTCTACCGGCAAGAGCATGAGCTCGGTAGATGGCGCGACGTGGATAACGGAGGTGACATTATCACCTTCAAACCAGTGGCCAGATCGCTGCATCGAGTGGTCGCCAGCTCTCGGCCTGCTTGTCACTGGCAGCAGTGCGAGTGCGGCAACACCGACAAGCACGAAGAGGTTTGCAACTTCACCGGATGCGGTGAATTGGACACACGTAGATCCGACACCCAATCGAGCTGTTGAGGCCATTAGATGGTCTCCAGACTTAAATTTGTTCGTAGCTGCGTGTTCGAACTTCGGTGGAGGAGTGGATGCCATGTGGACGTCACCTGACGCCATTACATGGACACCGCGCAATCTGCCGGACGCCTTCTTTGTCACTGGAGGCGCAGAAAGTCACACGTTGTTAGTCTGGGCAGACGATCTTGGCTTGTTTGCGTGTGTAAGAGAAGACGGCTCGGTTGTTGCTTCCAGTGACGGCATTACGTGGGTAATCATGACGCCGTCGACCGATCCTGATGCTCAGATCATCGAGGATGTGTGCTGGGCTAAGAGACTAGGTGCGCTTGTCTTCACAGGTCTTGACGATGGCTTCGGATCGAAGCCCATTCATTATAGTGAAGACGGTCTTACCATTCATACGGTTGATTATGCTGGGCCGAACAGTCGAGCGTGGGCCCTTCCAGCCTACAGCGACGCTATGGACGTTCTGCCAGTCGTTCGTAGGTTCGGCTATAGCGTCCTTCTCATCGAGTTCGGTCCGGAGATTACAGCAGTAGTGCCTGGGACAGGTGATGTGGCTGGAGGCGAGACTGTCGAAATTCAAGGTGGTGGGTTTGAAGTCGACACTCAAGTCGTCTTTGCTAATCACTATGGGCTTGATTTAGTTTTTAACAACGAAGCATCACTTACGTGTCGTGTACCTGGTCATCCTTCTGGACCTGAGCTTATCGATGTTGTCGTTACCAACTCAGATGGTAGGTTTGACATCGGTGTAGATTTTTACGAATACATCGAAACTGATGGTGGTATACCAACAATTGAATCAGGCAGTATCCAGTGCGGAGCTGGCAGCATCGTACCCAACACCGGCACAATGGTAGGTGGCACATCAGTCATTATCAATGGCGCTGGTTTCGTAACAGGTTCTGAAGTCTTCTTTGGTGATGAAGAGGCTACGAGCGTCGTTGTCACACCAACACAAATCACTTGCGTCACTCCACCTCATCAACTAGGTTCAGTGGACGTGACAGTTATTACACCTTGAGAGGTTTCAATGTCCAAGAGCGACGCATTTGAAAATGATCTATTGAAGTTGATCTTCAACGCTGTGGCAATCGCTGATCTTGCAGACAATGACGCGACGTCTCCTGCGACTAACCTTGCCGTAGCATTACACACCGCGTCGCCAGGTGAGGCTGGTACACAGGCGACGAATGAGATCATCTATAGCGGTTATTCACGCATTAATGTTGTGCGTTCAGCGGCCGGCTGGTTGGTCTCTGGTAACACAGTCTTTCCCGTCAACAACATCGATTTCGGTGAGATGACTGATGGAGCAGGTGGCATTGTTACTCATGCTTCAGTTGGCGTACCTGGCACTAACAGGTCACTATACTATGGCACGGTGACACCAAACATTAATGTTGTCAACGGTGTCATTCCACGCTTAAAGACCACCAGCACCATTACCGAGGACTAGGAGTCAGAACATGACACTCGCAACACATAGTGAAAGACTCGAGCGCTGGCTCGGTAAGACAAAGGTCGAACAGATCAGCGCGTTGATGAAGGATTGGCACGGTCCACCTATCGCAATGGGTGACGTGCCGGGCGTGGTGTTCGTTGGCCGAGGTGGAGACTTCAGAGGAAGAATTGCTGCCGGTCAGATGTCTCCACTCGTGGATTACTACGAGCAGCGGATGAAACGAATCATCCGAAACGCGTCTCAACGTCAGCTTCGATCTCTCAATGCAGGATTTGCATCTCTGTCAGATATCATCTCCGAGGCCACCACCGGTGGTAAGAAGCGCACGTTCATGTTCTCAAAGCAGTCGGTTGCGTCTGACGCAGTAGGCAACACAGTCTCCTTGTGGGGTCAAGGTGCGATGCCGACGGCTGGAGCAAACGCGGCTAACGCGCCAGGTGGAGAGGCACCGACAGACGCGACGGTAGGCGCGTACGCATTTGACAATCCAACGGGTGGAGACACACAACACTTCGTTGGTGGTCGAGGTTGGTCGTCGGTGGATGATCGCGTCGTGCTGCTCTACGACCGTCTCTTCCAAGTCAACAAGACGATCAACTCAACAGCGGCCGAGTCCGTTACCGGCGTGCCAACGAGGTATCAGTCGTCCACGCCTGGCAACGCTGATTACGCCGGCGGTAACTTCATGTTTCCGGAAGTCGGTGCGACGCTGCTTGCAGCTACCGCACATAACTGGGACGTGATGAAATACCGCAATCAAGCCGGCACAGATGCACAATCTGCGCCGTTAACGGCGGGCGTCAGCGGCATGAATGCTCGCTGTGTGGACCTTCCTGTTAACACGTGGTTCATGCCGTTGGCAGCAGGTGACACTGGTGTAATGGACCTGAATGAGATGAAGATGGACGCGCTGGTCGCAACTGGCGTTGTCAACTGGGTGATTGGTCATCCCATTGCCTTGTATGGATTTTCAAATGCAGGACGCATTCAAGAGCTCGAAGGCATCATGACAGCGTTCAACCTCACGAGAGTCTTCGATGACGCAGCACTTGCATTACTTACGTTGTGTCAAGTCAACACAACTGCAACTTCGTTTAACATCCAGTTCGACACTGTAGCGGGGTAGCAGTTGGCTAAGCTTTCGACCAAGAGCATCTGGGCGCCGTCGCTGACGTTTCACGACCCGAATCCTCCACTGAGGATTGATAGTCTGGCTCTAACCGAAAGCGTCTTGAATGCAAATGGAACCAGCCCAACACAGTTCGTTAGTGGAGCATTATCAAGTAGTGTACTGAACGTAGTTGGCACGAGTCCGACAGCATTTATCGCTGCAGGTACGATTACCGCTGCCGAAGCTCACATGGCTGGAAGTGCTGATGTTGTTGAGTTTGTCGGCTCACGTAAACGCGTTGCTCGTTGCTTAAACGCATTTACGTATACACCACCACCTGTGCCGGCATGGGTCGGAACGTTACGCCGACAACCAATGATCTCGGTGCGTGACATGCTCGACGACGCACCAAATACAAGTTCATTTACGGACACGCAAGAAGTTCAGCTTGGTGCAGATGTGCAGATGGATGTCGGTACCGGCCGATTGATGGCCGGTACTATCCAATCATATGATTTGCACAGTGACAGTGATCAGAAGAACTCGTGGGTCTGGGATGCGCGAATCATTGACTACACGTGGCTCTTAAATGGTCGTCGTCCGTTCGGCTGCTGGATTGGAGTCTCAGCTACCACAATCATCCTCGAAATGATGACACGTTTTGGTCCCATAGGCTATACGACGAACAACGTTGTCGCAGGCTTGCCTGCGGTAACGGTAACTTTTGACGGGTCATTACTTTTTACAGAATGTCTTCAGACGATTGCAACGCAACTTGGTGGTGCTCACTTTAAGGTTGATGATGATCGAGATCTACACTTCTTCTTTGAAGAGGTGACAGATAATCCTGCTGTGATTGACGACTCAAATCCTGACCTCACGTGGGATAGTCCGATCACAATGACAAAAGACACTAGTCAACTTCGTAACCGCGTGTTTGTCGTCGGTGCCAACGCAAGGTTATTGGTTGATACGTTAAGAGGTTCAACCGTTCTTGAGGTTGACGGCATCGACATTTTCAATGTGAACGGCGGTACGGCGATTATCGGTTGCAATCGCATCACTTATCAAGGTGTGTTGAAGACCTTTATCTATCCGACACCTGATGCGAGTCAGCAAGACGGACCACCGATTACGTCAGACTGGTTGATATCACCCGGCAACATCATCGAGGAGGGACCGATACGCACGACTGTGCGCTACTCGTCGGCGCTGGTATTCAACGGCAAAGAGGGACCACGTAGCGCGCCAACGGGTGAGAACGTCTCGCGATTCAACCCGGGCTTCGGAATAGGTGGGACGTTTCATCCATTTGCGGGCTTTCTACCTCCTGGCAATCACTTGTGGGTCTGCGCGTTTAGAGACAGCGGCGGCTTGCTCTACGACCTGAACATCGGCACTACTAACGGTGGTGGATCCGACATCGGTATGATGGAGCTAAACTGGAACGCTGGTTCAGGCATCAGCAACGACTTCAGGCCGAAAGAAGTGGTGTTGTTTCGTAAGGCCGACATTCTTGACGGAGACCCGGGACCTCCCGGCACTCAGAACGGTTGGTTTTACGAGGTCGCATCACAGCCGTATATTCCTGGCACCACGGCTTACATGTTCTTTGACGGTAAGGCCGACGAGAGCCTCGGCAACTCTGCGCCGTGGGACGACGGCACGTATGCGTTCCTACGATATGATACCATCGGTTCACGCATTAACATTCATACATTGAATCCACGTAACGTTGCATTTGCCGCAGGTGCTACACAGCTGAAGATTTATCGTGAGGAGAAATTCAACGGTCCTTTTGATAATACGTGGACAGAACCCGTGGTGTGTATGACATTCGACACAACACTGGACGTCGCTATAAGCGATCCTATATCACACGAGGATTTGAAGTCCACCACCGCGCATTTATATGCCTTAGGAGAGGCACACAACGCATCTACACCGATCCCACCACCGATACAGCCGAAGATTCGACTTGTTCTCTATGGTGTTAGTGGATTAGATGAGGACGTTAAGGAAGGTGATCTGGTTAGCATCTTTGTGCAACGTGATGATCTTACAGCTCAAGTTGCCGCCGCACAACGTGAAGGTGGTTCTGGTCTTCACGAGATGATGATCATAGATACCAGCTTAACATCAGAATCTAGTTTAATCATTCGTGGTGATGCGGAGCTTACTCTCTACGCTAACCCAATCGTCACTGTAGCGTATTCGACTCGAGATCCTAAGAGTCGTAGTGGTAAGACTGTTGTCTTCAACCTAACGACACCACCCATCGTAGCAACACTAAAGATCACCGAGGTGACGATTGACCAGATTCACGAAGCAGATAACTTAATCGAACGTTACAACGTCACCGCATCTTCTGTTCGGTTTACGTTAGAAGATCTGTTGCGTCGTGCTCGTTTGAGATAATATGCGTGAGATCAATCAAGCCGGCTTGACGTTGATTAAGAAGTGGGAAGGGATCTTAGATGGTGATCCCACAACCGTGAATCTTGATCCTTACCTCGACCCAGTTGGTATCTGGACGATCGGCTGGGGTCATGCGATCACAGATCTTAACGGTAAGTTTCTTCGTGGTTCATCCACGCGTGCGTTAGCTCGTGCCCTGTATCCAGTTGGCATTACACTCTTGCAGGCTGAACTTCTTTTACGTGCTGATCTGATAGACAGCGCACGTGATGTTCTTGCGTTAGTGACAGTTCCCCTCACTGATAATCAGTTTGCCGCGTTAGTGAGCTTCCACTTTAACACTGGTGCGTTGAAGATCTCATCACTTTTGAAAAAGTTGAATGCTGGCGACAATCTCGGTGCGGCTGACCAATTTGGACGTTGGATAAAAGGACACGTGAACGACGTACTTGTGATACTACCAGGACTCGTAAAGCGTCGTGCAGATGAGCGGGTACTGTTTTTAAAGGAGCAAGAACAAATGACTGACGGTAAACTTCTCAGTGGACAGGCACTTAAACCAGAAGAGACCCTCATCTCACCTGGTGGGCACTCCCACCTACATTATCAAAATGACGGTAATCTCGTCGTCTACCTCGACGACAAACCGATCTGGGCATCACACACCGATGGTCATCCTGCAGGTCTTTTGAAGATGCGTGCTGACGGTGACATGGTTGTTCAGACACCCGACGGCGCTGGCATCGCTCACTCTAAGACTGCAGGACATCCAGGTGCGATGGTCCAGCTGCAGGACGACGGAAACTACGTCATCTATGAAGACCCTCGAGGACCACTCGCTGGTGTGGCGATCTGGGCGTCGGCGTCTAGCGAGTTCATCCACGAACACGTCGAGCCCGAGCCTGTTCCCGATCGTCCCACAAAGCCGTTGGTCGGTAAAGTTGATTTCATCGATGGCGGGCGTGGAGGCGTGCACGACGCTAATGACCAGAGGCTGATTG